TATCACCATTATCACCATTATCACCATTATCACCATTATCACCATTATCACCATTATCACCATTATCACCATTATCACCATTATCACCATTATCACCATTATCACCATTATCACCATTATATCTTCTTAATGAAACACAACAATTTGCTATAGAAAAAGCAGTAGAAGGAAATAATTTATTTATTACTGGAATGGCTGGAACAGGAAAATCAAAATTAATTAAAGAAATAAAAAGACAATTAGAAATAAAAGAAAAGAAGGTAGCAATTACAAGTCTTACTGGTATGTCAGCACTTTTAATTGGTGATAACGCAAAAACAATCCATTCTTGGGCAGGCATAGGAATTGGTAATCGTTCAGTAGTAGAATACTTTTCATTTATCAGAAAATGCCAACCAAAAGTGCGAGAAGCATGGAGAACCACAAATACTCTTATAATTGATGAAATCTCAATGATGAGTGATGAACTCTTTGAAAAAATAAGTGAATTAGGAAAGTTGCTACGATTTAATAATACAAAACCATTTGGTGGACTCCAAATAATCTGTTTAGGAGATTTCTATCAACTTCCTCCCGTTAATACAAACTTTGTCTTTGAAAGTCCAGTGTGGAATGATACTTTAGATTATGCTATTCAACTACAAAAGATTTATCGTCAGAAAGATCCAGTATTTCAGAAAATGTTAAATGAGATTCGTCTTGGAATTGTATCAGATGAAACTGATAGATTATTGAAAACACGTATAGAATTAGATTATTCAGATGAACAAATACAGCCAACAAAGATTTATACAAGAAAAATCATGGTTGATGAAGAAAATAGAAAGGGTCTAGAAAAGATTGATGCTGAAAGCTATACATATAAATCGGTAATAAAAGGAAAAGTAAATACTGACGCAATACGTACCGCATTAAAAAAGATGGATACAAATGCTCCATATGTAGATGAATTAGTGTTAAAAGTAGGAGCACAAGTAATGCTTATTACAAATCTTAATACAGAAGATGGATTGGTAAATGGGAAGCTAGGAATTGTAAAAGTTATTAATCCAAAGTTTGTAATGGTAAATTTTAAAGGCAATAATTATGATACACAGATTGATTATTATAGCTGGGTATTAGAAGATTATGAAAATGTATCAAAAAATCAGATACCTCTTGTGCTAGCATATGCTGTAAGTGTGCATCGCATTCAAGGATCCACACTAGATTGTGCTTATATTGATATTGGTCGTTCTGTGTTTGAATATGGCCAAGCATATGTTGCGTTATCGCGAGTAAAGTCATTGGACTCATTATATCTACATGATTATTATAGAGGATCAATACGGGCTCATCCTAAGGTAACATCATATTATGAATCTTTATTTACGTAATGGCTTCTACAGTATCAAAAACATCTCTATTACATATGTTATTTTTTAACCATTCTTTTGAAGATTCATCAAACATTTTTTTAATTATCCACCAAGAAGAATAACTGCTGCTTCAAAGTTTGCTTGAGCAATACGACTATCAATACCACCACGATCAAAATCAATATTGAAAGATTCCATTGAAGGCATTGTAAGAAACAATGTAATTGTTCTAGCATCATAATTAATATTGAATCCCGCTAGAAAACTTGATAATACAACAAGACGTTGTCTATCCGCATCAGTAAAGACATCGCTATCAATTTTTGGAAGATTAATAATAATTAAATTATTAATGATTTGGAGGGTAGTTCCGACGGTTGGAATAGACATTTTTGATATACTTATATTTTGGTAAATGGTGGATCAATTTTTTTTATTATAATTAAATAGTAAGATGCCATGGGATTTTGATGAAGCACCAAAATATGTAATAAATTTAGATAGAAGAAGAGATCGTTGGGCATCATTTCAAGCAGCAAGTGGTATGGATGGTTTAAATAATTTACGTCGTTGGTCTGGAACAGATGGAAAATTAATTAATCTTGATACAGATAATCGTGTTTCTTTATTTACAAAGTATAATATTATTCGTGAAAAACGCAGATCTCACATGGAACTTAATACAAAAGGTGGTGTAGGATGTTACATCTCTCACATAGAAGTGTGGAAAGATTTTCTAGAGAAATCAAACTCTGAAGTGGGAATTATATTTGAAGATGACGCATTGGTTGATATTCCAGCCTTAAATAGAATTAAAGATTTTATTGAAAAATCAGATGCAATAAAGACACCAGAATTATGGGATTTCTGTATATTAGCACCTCATAGAGGAAGTAAAAAACATGGTTCTATGTATGCTGGTGATAATGTATGTATGCGAATGATGGAATTTACGGGATTAACAGCATATATGATAACAAAGAAAGGTATTCGTAAAATAATGCCTCATGTATATCCTATTCAAGGACATGTAGATTGGTTTATTTCTATATGTGGTCAATTACAATTGATAGATATAGCAACACCGAAAGCTCCGTTATTACGTATTCGCTTTTCACCAACTGATATTCAAAAATATCAGAGCTGTGAAATATGTGATATAGATACAGATTTTCAAAAAACAAGTGTATTATTACCATTATGGAGAATGCGACTTATACAATTTGAAGAAGCAGTTATAGTATTAGGAATTTTATATGCTAGTGCTTTATATTTCAAAAAAATCTAATTATTATTACGAAGACTATATAATACATCTTTAACGCCGCATTGTGAAATAATATTTTGAATAACATTAATATCGTTAAATATTTCTGTTGTTAACACAAGTCTGTTTAGACGTGGATAATATTTGAAACTAATATATCTTGCTTGAAAGCGAATAGATTCAAATTCTATTTGAGAATCTATTAATCTAACGTAAGCAGTTTGAAATGATTCTAGATTACGAAATACAAATGTATGATTTGATTCTTCTACTTCTCCTTCTAGATCCCATAAATGTGAAAGAGCCATAGGAGGAGTAATAATATTAATATAGATTCCTTGAATACCATATTCTTGAATTAAATAGTTGAAAATACTATTATAATCGTCTATGTGTAACATTCTTTATTTAGTTGGTGGTGTTATTTTAAGTCAAAATGTGTTTTTCAATTTTTTCACCATATGGTTTAAACTTTTATAATATAATTCTATTAATGAATAATTTAATCTATGAACTTGATACACTAGAGAAATTAAATTTTTCTTGTGTTAAAATACTAAATAATTATAATGTATCTAATAAATTTAAAGAAACTATTATACGTAATAAAATAAATAGTATAGTATTTTTAGCAAATGATTGTTTAATAGATAATTCTGGATACCCATTATATGAAAATATAGATACATTAAAATATCTAGGATTTTCTGTATATGCTTGTGAGAAGGATAGATTTGGTTGGTTAACAGCAATAATTAATACAAAGAAAGGAGAAATACTATTTGGTTAAAAAATAAAAAATTGACGCATCAAACATACTATATACTGTATTATAAAATGAATTGTGAAGTATCAGAGATTAATAATAATAATACACCCATTAAGGGTATTAAGATTATTGGAGATAAAGCAATACAAAGAAATGCTATGCACACAATTGTATTGCTTGATATAAGTGGTTCTATGAATCAAGATAATAAATTAGTAAATGTAAAGAAAAGTCTAAACTTTCTAGTAAAGTTCTTACAATCATCTGATCATCTATCACTTATTACATTTAATCATATATCTCAGATTATGATTCAAAATATGAATGTAACTCCAGATTATATTACTACATTTCATCATATTATTAATACACTTATGGCAAATGGAGGAACAAATCTTTCAGCAGGTCTATTAAATGTAAAGTCTGTTTTAGAGAGATGTGTAGATGAAAATCTTAAAACTGGTCTAATTATTCTAACAGATGGTCATACAAATGAAGGTATTATATCTAAAACAGATATACTACGTATTGTAGAATCTATTAAAACGGTGCTACCTTCTATTTCAATCACAACGATTGGATACAATGACGATCATAATGCGGAACTTTTGAAAAGTATTGCAGTAAATGGAGCAGGTTCTTATAATATTGTAAATAACTCAGACCAAGTAGCTACAGTATTTGGAGAAATTCTTGGAGGATTAATGTCAACAGTAGTTCAGAATTGTTATGTAAAATATGATTCATCATGGGAGACATTAAATATGTATCCTACTACCAAAGAAGGATATAAAACAATTATATATATTGGAGATATTACTGCTGAATCTGAAACAATCCTATTATTTAAGAATACAAATACTAGTAGTGTAGAGGTAGGTGGAGTAAGCACAAAGGATTTTAGCACGATTACTCATAATCTAGATTTTACGCATATGAGTCAAAATACTGAATCATATTATATTGCGTATATTCGTTTTCAAATTGCGTATATTCTAGAAAATCTAAATAATTTAACAAATGAAACAGTTATTAATAGATTAAAGCCAATTAAGGACTATCTAGATATTCCACTAAATGCTCTTCATCCGCTCGTATCATATTTAAGACGAGAAATTTCATCTATTGAAGAACAAGTGGAATATCCAGTATCAATGAATAATACACAAAATCTTCAACAAAGTATGTGTTTGGCATTTGGTCGTGGGACATCGTCACAAAGAGTGCTACTAAGAAGACAATTAATTCATCATTATGATATTGACAGTGCTCCAAATAATGCGAGTAATATAAATATCATGATAACACCATTTTCAAATACAGCACAACGAGAAGTAAGTCAATGTGCTGTTGAATATACGCAAGCAGATATAGATGATCCTATGGAATAATGTTCCTATGGAATAATGTTCCTATGGAATAAATGTAGGATTTGAATCCTACACTGCGTAAAAATTAGGCTTAAAATGTATATCCGGATAATATATAATGTATTTGGTTTTAATATCCCTACACTCTGATGAGAATGTGTTGAAGAAAGTGAATACAGTGATAGATGCCCCTTTTGGTTTAAGAAATAGTGGATTATCTTTATGGAATATTGGCGTTAAGAAAGTTAATAGTATTGAATTAAGGGCTGAGCCACTAAGTAACAGAGGAGCACTAGATGGTCAAGCAGTTATTCCTAAACTAAAAGGATTAAGATATTTATTAGTAGATAACACCATAAATGATCTAGAAAAATCTTTAAAGCAATATTATGAAACTTTTTTACAAATTGGATATATAGTTCAAGTCAATGTGTATAATTTAGAAACAGAAATTCTATTAGAAGATTTTTATGCAACAGAATTTAATAATGTAAAGAAACTTGATATTTTTTCTCAATATTTAGATGAACAGTTAGATTCTTTTTTTTATGAATGCAGTATGACAAAAGAAGAATATACATCCTATCTAAATTATGTTGAAAATAAAGTAAAATATTTAAATTCTGAGAAAAGATATAAAAAAAATCTAGATTCTAATAATATAGAACCATACATATTAGAAAAACCATCAAATAAAAATACATTTAATATATATTATAATCTTTCTTATGAACAAATTAAAGATGTTCAAACATATTTATTAAGATTTAATCAGCAAGTATTTGTTAAGAAATGTGATTTCATATTATTAGATAAAATATGGTTACCAGAAGTAAAAGATATAAAGCCAGTGAATATAGATTTTACTTTAGGATTAAGATTATCTGATATAAATACATTATTAGAAACAACAAATAAGGTTGAAGAGATTCTAGAAAAACAAGAAGAAAAACAAGAAGAAAAACAAGAAGAAAAACAAGAAGAAAAACAAGAAGAAAAACAAGAAGAAAAACAAATCAAGCAAGAAGAAGTAGTAGAGGAAGAAACTATATTTGCTAATGACCCATATAGAATTAGAGATGATATAACAGAAGTTACTAAATTTTCTTATGATATTGATAGCATTAAGAATATTAAAGACACTGATATAATAATTACAACATTTTTAGATTATTTTACAAATAGTTTAGTAGTATCTACAGAAAGACCAGATTTTCATACACTTCCTACAAAATATGTAGAGGATGAATTTTGTTATTTTATATATGATCCTATTAAATATCTAACAACATTGATAATGAAAACAGATAATAAAGAATTAAAGAATCTATTAGATAATTTAAATTGCATATCCAAAGAACCCATAACATTGAACTTATTAATGAAGAAATGTAAAGATAAATTTTCTAGTTGGTATAATAATCAGTCATCTAAAAACTTATCATTAATATGTTGTGATGATTATAGAATAATATTATATCGTATGATTCAAAAATATAATGGATCAACTGATTTATCTGGTTGTATAATTACAAATATAAGAAAAACAATATATGAGTTAAGTATTCATACAGATATTGAGAGAAAATTTTGGGATTTTACTGAAACAATTGCTGATAAAACAGTAAATGATATAATAATTCATAATTTAGTAGCATTATTTTCAAAAGACTGTATTCGCTCATCAAAAGAAGCAAATATATTAAGTTCAAACATATATAAAGAGTTCTTAGGATATTTGAAGTTTAATAAATTATCTTATTATATACCATTGATTTCAAATATATCATTTACAATTCATATGAAGAAGTTAGGTTATAAAACAAAACGAACTTCTGCTGGCAATGCCTATACTGCAATAGAAATGAAAGAGTCATTTACGCAAGATTGGGTTAATAATTTTATAATTGAAGATACTAAAAATAATATAGTAGAATCATATGATCAGAGTATTTTAATTAAAAATACAAGAACATTAAGATGGAAAGTGGTAACAAATTATGATACAGAACCATTTTCATCATCATTAAACATATCTTCATAATCTTCTGGACATGAAAATATAATATTAGGATTTTCAAGTAATTTTTTTACACATTGAATAAACCAATTTTCTAAAAAGATATCATTATGTAGCATTGAAAATATCATAAGTGTTTGTAACATAAAAGCACTTGGATGACCATATTCTTTTAATTTATGAATTAATATAAATTTATTATTATCAATAGGTTGATTTAAGTACTGTAAACAATATTTTTTCAGATCCATCTCTATATATTAATAAATAAATGTTTATACCATTTAATTATTAATCTAAACAAAAATCATCTAAATCATACATATACTTTGCTGATTTGCCATTAAGTTTTATATTTTGAAGTTTAGTAAGTTCTTTTTGTAGATTTGGACTAGGAGTTTTGGGAATATTTTTTTCATAATTTGGGACAAAGGAATGGATAAGGCTGACAAGTTCAACTGGAAATAAATACTTTATATCTTTTGGAAGTTGAGGTTTACCTTTGAGATTGGGAAGTTCCATCCTAATTGTAGGATACCGTACTTTTTTCTAAAGTGTTAGAAATCAAAAAAAATAAATAGTGAGGATTTTTCAGTAATAATAAAACAAAACTACTTTATATGGATTATACACGTTTTATAAATAATGATTTTTTAGTTTGGACAATGACAACAAATGGATATAAGTATTTAACATTGAATCTTTTAGAGAGTTTAAAAAAGGCAAATATTAAATGGAAATTAATGATAATATGTGTTGATAAAGAATCACATACTTTTATGCAAAGCATGAATGTTCCAAGTGTATATTATAAACCAAGTGTTCCAGTAATAGTAGGAACAGAACCAAGTCAATTTGGGTCTCAAACATTTATGACATTTAACAAAATTAAATTAGATTTAATAGAAGAAATACGTGTGAAATCTCCGGAACAAGTGAAATATATTACATATATGGATGGTGATATTGTTGTGTTTAAAGATTTTATGCCATATATAAAAGAGAAATTTGATTTATCCAATAATATATTATTATTTCAAAATGACGATTTATATGGAGTTCAAAATACACGAGCCAATGGATGTACTGGATTCTTTACAATAAAACGGACTTTTATGTTACAATCACCATTTTATGTAAATAATTTAAATTTATGGAAAGAAATTCGTGAAGATCAGATATGGGTGAATAATAAAATAGTAGAATATAATATACCATTTGATTACTTAGAAAGAGATTTATTTCCAAATGGACCATATGTGAAGAATGGAGCGTGGAGAAAATCTGAACCATATTTGATTCATTATAATTACATTGTAGGAAGTGATAAAGTAAGATTTATGAAACGCTTAAAACATTGGTATTTACCTTATTAAATATGGGATTTTCTTCTTCCTCGTGGTTATGTTGATCTTGTACAGCACCGGAATAAAATCCTTCTTTCAATGGATCATGCAAATCTGGACAAGTACTAGCAATATGGTCTGATTTATTACACAACATACATTTGATAGGTGTCATATAAAATAATATAATCTATATTCTTTATATAATGGTGTTGATGTGGTTTAAAAAATATGTATGAATTAATAATAAGAAAGATGTATGGGCGTCATCATAAATCTGGCAAAGAAATACGTCTTTTAAAGCATGCATCATCAACATGGAGATCTAAAAAAACATTAGTTTGGCTAGATAGTACTGTTACGAATGATATATCATGGAATCGTTATGATGTGGGAGTAGTTGGTGTTGAAAATTATAATAATCTTATTAAAAAGGGTATCAATGTGGATGTTATTGTATGTGTGGGTAATGAAGATATTAAATGGATATCTGAAGGAGGATTTAACATGGTAAAGATTATATTTGCTTCAAAAGTGGTTCTTGATATTATAGGATTAAATTTTTTTGAAGAAAATAAAATTCGTAATATATTATGTTTAGAAGAACTACATTTATTATATAGTTTTTTAGAAACTGCGTGGGATAACACAAATAATGATGCGTGTATATTATCAGCTTTAGTGCTACGTTTTAAGGAAACATTTCCATTACAAGAAACTTCAAGAAATCTTTATGGACTAAAAGTATCAAGTAATTTAGTTCCGCCTCAGAAATTATATTATATTACTCAGTATTATAGACCATCGCAAAATAAGAGAGCTAGAGAAATAGATACATGTTTAAAAAAGAATTGTGAAAATGAATTTATTGATACTATAGTTTTGTTGAATGATGAAGATTATTCAAAAAGACTAAATCATCCGAAGATTACTCAAGTTATTATTAAGAAACGTCTTTTCTATGATGATGTATTAAAGTATATTCAAGATAATATTCCAAAGGATTGTATTGTAGTATTTGCAAATGCTGATATTTATTTAGATGATACCGCACGTCTTCTTTGGTCAACAACTCTTGAAGATAAATTTCTAGCATTACTTCGTTATGAACATGATGGAACACTCTTTGGTCCTCGTGCGGATTCTCAAGATACATGGGTAGTAAGTTCTACAAGTGTAATTAATAGAGTATGGAAGTTTGAAGATTTTCATTTTTCTTTTGGTATGTCTGGATGTGATAATGCGATTACATGTGAAATGTTACGCAATAGATTCTTTGTAGTAAATCCATCATTATCAATTAAAACGCATCATCTTCATGAATCAAATATTCGCACATATAATAAAGATGAAATTGTAGATAAAAATGTATATTTATATATTGAACCGACAGGTCTTCATGATATGGAAGCAATTACACATATCCCCAAAACTTATTTAGATACCAATTTAAATTATGAAGGATTTTCTAGAAAATTAGTATCTAATAAAGCTTCTACATATTGTAAAATGTTAGCAAAGGAAAAGAAATATGTATATGATATGAGTGGTTCTAATATTTTTAGCACACAACAAATACCTATTTATAAATTTACTAATACATTTCAAACAAATCATGGATTAGTATATGACTATGATAAGATTTATGTAGGATTATCAAGTATTGCTAAAGATTACTGGTCTCAATCTGGTATTAGTACCTTATCACCGAGTATTAAGGTAAAGAAAGGATATGTAGCACCATTACCAGCAAATATTTTAGAATCACCAGAAAAATATTTATTATATTATTTACCAAAGATTTTATTGTTGCGTGATAAATTTGGTAAGGATGGAGAATTCTGGTGTCCTAACATAAAGTCTTTTATTCAAGCATTATATTTATTTAATTGGGCGACAAATAAGATGCCAGTATTATCCCAGACTGAAAATGAAGTAGCATTTATGGAAGAAGCATATGTTATGTTACCAAGTGATAATTTAGATGTATCAAAGGAAGAAATGGATATTCTTAGAGCATTTGCAAAAACATCGGATGAAGAAACATCTATAGTGGTTTGTATGGATGAAGAATTTATTGGAAGAGAATTTGTGAAGGATTTAGAGACATTAGGATATATAAAAGTAATTTATCCATCAACATCTGTTGATAAAAAAGTAGCAATTTTACAAAAGGCGACTACTACAATTTTATATTGTAATAAGGATACATTATGGGCATGGGGATGGATCTGGGCTATGCCAGTAGGTTCTAAGGTGTTTGACATTCAAAGTGAAATGGATTTAAATGGAGAAATCCATCATATTGCGAGTGCTTGTGGATTAGAACATAATATACATTTAGTTCCCAAAGGTCCTTTAGCACCAATTACACGCAAGAGAATTCTTGAAATCTTAAATAATAAAGTAGGTGTAACAACTCCAATAATTAGTATTCCAAATACAACTGGTTTTTTTGGTCATAAAGGAGATTCGTTTCGTGAAGTAGTTGATATGTGGGTAGAACGTGGATATGTAACAAAGGAAATAGGAAATAGTTCTAATGTATGGCTCAATGGAGTAGGTAATATATTATTATATGATCGTCCAAATTATGATTGGATTAAAAATGCTCCAGCGGAAGAACAACATTGGAAGAAGGCATTATTTGGAAATCCGAAACCGATTGGACCAAACTCTATACCGTGGACTTTCTGGCCACGAAGACCAAGACTTGTAGAAAGTCTATTAAAAGAAACAATAGAAAAAACAAAGGGATTAGTATTTTATGGATGTATTGAAAACCAAGTTCAGAAAAATAATAGAACTAAATGCGACTGGATGTCAGTATGTGAAGAGTACAGTTTAACAGAAAAAGCAGTATTATCTGAGCAAGAGTATTTAGAAGCGATTGCTCATGCTAAGTATGGATTATGTTTAGCTGGATATGGAAAGAAGTGTCATAGAGAGATAGAGTGTATGGCATTTGGCACAGTCCCAGTATGTGCTCCAGAAGTTGATATGGATAATTATGCAAATCCTCCAGTAGAAGGAGTTCATTATCTAAGAGTCCAAAATCCTAAAGAAGTAAAGGAAAAAATGGCAAATGCTAACTGGAAGCAAATGTCAGAAGCATGTAAAGTATGGTATCTTCAAAACTGTAGCATAGATGGAATGTGGAATCTTACTCAACAACTGGCTCAGCTTTAATAATTTTAAATCCTTCAATTAAAGGCATATCTAATAATTGTTCTGCCATTTTATTAAGAATATCTTCATATTCTTTTTTAGGAACCTTTATTTTTTGTGGAAAAAAATTAACAGAAATTATTTCTCCATCTGGTTTTTGAACTTCAACATATATATATAATCTATTATGATATTTTGCGAAATTTGTTATTACTGATGGATTAAAATATCCAAGTGCTCTACCAACATTTGTATCTAGATTACTTTCTCTTTTTAAAGGGGCTTTAGAAATAATTATTGTGCTTGTTTCCTTTTGCATTTGAAGTGGATATAATGAAGAATATAATTTATATGTAGATAACTTATTTAATAAATCATTAACATTTTCATTTAATATACCAGCAATAATACATCCTTTTCTAATGCCGTGTAATACAGAAGCAACATTGATAATATTGTATATTTTCATTGTTGGTCTTTTATCATCTGTATGTGTATATATATAATATAATATAGAATCCATTCTATAATACAAAAATGAAAAAAATTGTTTTAACTTAAACATAATTTTAATCATTATAAAAGAATGGTAAAGGTATTGGACGGAATCGGTTCTATTGAACTTTTAGAGACATTTGGAAATGATCTTACAGTGGTCAACGCAGCACGTGTATCCTTTGCAAAAGAAGTGAAAGAATTCAAGGAAGGTGATCAAAAACTTATCAACTATTTGGTAAATCATAATCATATTAGTCCATTCTTTCATCCTCAGATTCGTTTTCGCTTGAAAATGCCAATTTATGTAGCACGAGAATGGTTTCGTCATACAATTGGATTTGCTCGTAATGAAGTATCTCGTCGTTATGTGGATGATGAGCCAGAAATCTTTATTCCTAGTGAATTAAGAGCACGAGATAAAAATAAAAAGCAAGGTTCTAAGGATACAAATATAGAAAATAATAATATAATGGTTCAAAAAATCAAAGACTTTTCAAAGCAATCGTTAGCACTTTATAATGAGTTGCTGGATAATCAAGTAGCACCAGAAGTGGCACGAGGAATTCTTCCTCAGAATATGTATACAGAATTTATTGAAACTGCTTCTTTGTATGCCTATATGCGACTTTGTGCTCTACGCATGGATCCGCAAGCACAAAAAGAGATTCGTGAATATGCTACAGTAGTATCAAAACTATTGGAGGCACATTATCCAGCAAGTATGAAAGCATTTTATACTTGTTCCCAAACTAAAGGATAATTAATATAACAATATGGTTTACTAGTTACTGTAGATGGTATTTTATAATCTACATCATTTCGTAAGAATATTGATATTCCATTACGTATTGGTGCCATAAAGATACAATTATATAATGGATTTTTTTGTAATTCTTCATGAATGAAAAAATTTTTGAATACAAAGATATCGTCAAGAACAATCATTTTTGGAAACTTTGGTTTTATAGTTGCCCAATCGCCAGGGGAACTAAATTCTCCTCCATCCATACATACTAAATCTATTGAATAAGGCAATACATCTCCAACATAAGGTGCTAAATCATATACTGCTTTTTCTTCAGGATGAAATCCCATAAGACCTTTAATTCCTTCATAATTTGGATGTTTCATTGCTTGTTCAATTGTTAAAAATCCATTTTCAGAAATCTTTCCAATATGAACTTCTAAAAAAGACATATCAAAAGGGCCACTTTTATAATGTTGCAATGCTTCTATTGCTCGTTCTTTATTAGATTCAAAACTATAAATTTTTAGATTTGAGCGATCTTTTTTTTGTAGAAATCCATTAATCATTGCTCTCAAAGATCCCATTCCAGTAAAAGTACCAATATCAACAGCAACTTTACAAAAATTTTGTTTAGCAAAATCATACATAATTAAAAATGCTGGATTATCTTCCATAATTTCACCCATATTTAAGAATCTAAAAATATAGAATTTAATACTTTAAACCAGTAAAGACTACACAATATTTAACTATTTAAGTAAAATTAGGATCAGCATCAGAATCAGCATAATCAGTTTCAATAATTTTTTCACATACATTATATCTTCCAACATAAATATAATCTTTTGTATAGACTTTTGAAGAATCTGGGTTATAATAATATGATTTTCCAGAAATATTAATTGGTTTAACAACTATTGTTTTAATTTCATCAACATCTTTTTTTACTTCATCATCAATATAGCATTTTTCTTGAAGACTTACAATGATACTTTCAATAGGATTTATTAGAGTTTTTTTATTGAATTCTGTAATAAGTTTAGAAGCGGCATTTATAGATAATTCTGGATATTCTTTCCGCAGTGCTTCAATCTTTTGATCTTTTTTTCCTTTGAGTTTAGCAATTGCTTCATTTACTTTCTTTTCATTTATAATTATTTTTTTTGCCATTGTAAATTCTGGATCCTTTCTATATCCTTTCTGTAAAATATTCTTAAACCAGATACCATCTTCAATATGGCTCCATACTGGAATTGGTTCATCTATTTTTCCATGAAGCACTGATGGATGACATACAGAATTACCATTTGGATTTTTTAGTATACCATTTTTAATAATAAATGTTGAAAGTTTTCTTTCTTTTTCAGAACATATTCCGCATAGATCAGAATCATTAAGAGGTTTATTTTTACATAATATAGGAACATGATAATATTTTTTCAACGGTTTATTATTTTCATCATAAAATGGGAGATAATATTTCCCTTTAATATCGCTGACAGATCTTCCTTTACATAATGTTGTCATTTTTCTGTTTGCCAGAAAACTCCTATTTAAATCAATTTTTTGTTTTTAAACTATGCTATTTCTTCAAATAGGTAATGCTCATACAAAGAATGTAATAGGATTTCAACTATTAGCCAAAGAAGCAAATGCTACAATAGATAAAGAATATGATTCAACTAAGATTTATGATTTAATATGGATACCAACTGGATTTTATCATAATAGTCAGTTTCCAAATGCCAAAAAGTTATTATTTGGTCCTCATAATTTTGTATTTCCTAGTGAGCCATGGACATTAGAAATCCCATTTCAGAATTCGGTATATACATCTTTATCTCCATGGGTAAAAGAATTATATAGTAATTTTAAACCATTATGTATGCCTGTAAAAGCAATACCATTTCCAGTAGATGTAGAAAGATTTACACCAGATAATTCAGAAAAAACTATTGATTGTTTTATATATTTTAAAGCAAGAGAAAAAAAATATCAGCAATATGTCCAGCAGTATTTACAAGAAAAAAATATTTCTTTTGTAAATATTGATTATGGGAAATATAAAGAAGAAGAATATATTGCTATATTAAAAAAAGTAAAGTTTGGAATATGGATTGGATGTCATGAATCACAAGGATTCGCTTTAGAAGAAGCATTATCTATGAATGTTCCATTATTAGTATTTAATGTAAAAACGTTATATGATGAAATAAATCATGAAGATAATCATAGTTATACAGAATGTAATTTTAAAGCAACAAGTATTTCTTATTGGGATGAGCGATGTGGAGAAGTTATTTATACATTAAATATATTAGAAGAAGGTTTAGAAGCAATAAGAAATAAAAGTTATAAACCAAGAGATTTTATATTAGAAACATTATCTCCAAAAGTGTGTTATGAAAGATTATTACAGCAATGCTTCTAACCAAGCATTCCAACTGTCTCTATCAACCATAAGTGTTGTTAGAATCTTCTTTCCAGCAATAACTTTTTCATCACTAGAAATATTCTGTTCATATAATTCTGCCATAAGTCTTTGTAGCTTTTCACCAGAAGTTTCAAAGACTAGCCCATCCAAATAGCCAGATAAAATATTACATAGGCGACTTAGATTACCTTGGGCACACATTCCAACATTATCTTCCATTTCAGATTTTAGAATCTTCTTTAATTCTTCTTTATCTGGAGACCCTTTAATATATTGCCATACACTATTTAATAGTCGTGCGTAAATACCAGCGGGATATTCATAAATAACTTCATCAGCACAATATTTGGAGGTCATCTGCCAAGCTCCTTTTTTAGATAATTTACATTCTAGAATGATTTCACCAATAGTTTTAAGAGTATCAGTGCAGTATTCTGCTGGGACAGGAATCTTTAACACTTTATCAATTGTTGCTTTAGTTTCATTCACAACACGAGTTGTATGAATATTTTGTTTATCATTTGCTAAAACACCAAGTTCACCGAGCACTATATTATTTGGTTGTTGCTGTTGCTGTCGTCGTTGCTGTAGTTGCTCTAGCTGTAGTTGCTCTAGCTGTTGTTGGCGTTGTAGCTGTTCAGCAATAGTGCGTAATTCTGCGTCTAAATCTGCTGGATATGGTACTCTTCTAATATTACGAGTTATATTTATTGTATTAACATCTAAATTATTTTCATTATTTTCATTGAGATGTCTAGCATTTAATGTATCTAATTCATTTTGTTGAAATCTTGTAATGTCAGTTGGAATTGTTTTATAGATATTAAATATTTGATTTGCTCTTCTATTATTATACCATAATAAAGTATTAAAGATGGTTTTAAAATGTGCATTTGCTTGTGTTACTACATATTTTAATTCGTAAGAATGAAAATGAGTCAATTCATCACGTTCAATCTTATGTTTTCCATATCTAGTAATCATATCTTGATGTATTTTACATCTATCTTTATTTTTATAAGATTTATTATTACATCTTTTACCATCTTGTTTAATACCAACACAAATCGGCATTTTTGCACTATGTAAAAGGGTTTAAAAAAATAAAATCAATTTTTTATAAATAGGTTGCAAGAGTTCTTGCTGAAGGATCAGTCGCATCTGGACACCATTTAGGCATCCAGAAATAAGGAATTATATTTGATTTATCACTATAATACTGTTCAAAAATTGTTCTATAATAATACTGTTCTGGAGTAGTAGGTGGAAGATGTGTATATTTTTTTGCACGTGCTTCCCAGTCTTCAGATACTAATGAAGAAACTTTTTCTTGAATAATCTCATACCAAGATTTTTCTAGACTACTTACTCCATCACTAAATGCTTCTTTCTTTCGCCATAATACATCATCTGGCAGAGTTTTATTATCATCAAATGCTAGACGGAGAAAATATTTTTCAGGTCTTCCACCTTTCTTTGGTCTTCGCAGACTAGTAGGTATAGACTTTGCTACTTGAACAAATTGTCTATCTAGAAATGGTGTTCGTGGCTCTAGACCATGACTACTAATACTTCTATCACTTCGCAACACATCAAAATAATGAATATCTTCTAGCAGTCTAGAAGTTTCATGTTCAAATTCAAAGTCATTGGGAGCATTATAAAAATACATATAAGAGCCAAAGATTTCATCACTACCATCGCCATTAAAAACAACTTTACAATCGGTATTTTCTTTAATATATTTACTTACTAACCAATTACCAACAGAAGCTCTAACACTGGTAGTATCATAACTCTCAATATCACGAATAACATCTGGAATAGCATTAAAGAAATCATCTGGTGTAAGAATAATGTCAGTATGATCTGATTTAATAAAATCTGCTACCATTCTAGCGTATTTAGCATCAGTAGATCCTTCCATTCCAATACAGAAAGTTTTTAGTGGGGGTAGCCCTAGGTTTCTAAGATTCTTAGCAACAAGAGAAGCAATTAAACTAGAATCTAATCCGCCACTTAATAAACAAGCCACTGGTCTTTCAGTTAATAACCGTTTTTCAACAGCAGATTCTAACGAATCACGCAATCCTTTTAACCCATATGAAATTTCATTATAATGAGGATTTTTAAGAAAAGGAATTGTAATATATTTTTCAGATTTAACTAATATATTAGAACTATAAACTTGATAAGTTCCTGGCATAAATGGTATTATGGTACTACAAAGAGGATGAAGACCTTTAATTTCGCTACAAAAATATTTTTCATCTCCAATATATAAAGGGCGAACACCATAAGGATCACGACTAATTATGACTAAATTACGTTCTAAATCAATTATTATGAGAGCAAATACACCATCTAATAGTCTAAAAAAGTCGCTAATATTATCTCTAGTTTTATAATAAAGTTCTCCTAGAATCTCACAATCACTATTTGATTTATTTACAATATTATATTCCTTTGCTAAGATAGCCCAGTTATAGATTTCACCATTACACATCCAAATAACTTTATCATTGTAAAACATAGGTTGCATAGCCTCTTCATTAAGACCATTAATAGCAAGACGATTAAACCCGAGTTTTCCAATATTAGGTAAATCTAATATATGTGTGGATTCTGGACCACGTGCTTTTATTTTATTGATATAATGTTTATAGTTTGCAGTACAGAAATCTCCTAAACAAAACCATATTCCACACATTTTTTCCTATAAATAACAATAAATAAGAGTTTAAACCTCTAACTATGATAATAAATAATAAACAAGAAATGACAATGAAATCAATGGCAGATAGAACAAAAGAGTCAATAAATCTTATTAAACAAATAAGAGATTTAGGAATTGCTGAAACAGATCCAACATATTTAGAAATTAAAACGCATCTAAATAATTGGATTAAATCTGAAGACAAACATATACAAGAAATAGATTTAGTATTTCATCGTTATGGGAGAAAAGCGAGACTTACACTCCCTTGGCGTTCCGATAAATTCTGCGAGTTTTTGCTGAAGAAACCCCGTGGTTAAATGTTTTTGCTAATTTTTTCACTAATCGTTTTAATTTATTATTTGCTTTTTGTAAAAAAGCAAGTGTTTTTCCTTGCGTTTTATTTTTTCTAGCGCCACCAGTAAATAAACTACAATTAATATTATTTGTTTTCACAAAGGCTAATAGTTCTTTATGAGAATTTCTAAATGCTTCATTTAATATAACTTTTTGGTCTTTAGATGAAATATTTGATGCTAATCCAATAATTTGCCATACGAGGCTAGGAAAAGGTACTAACATTTTTCCAGAATTCTTTTGACCAATATAATTATCAATAGGATCAGAAACAGTATTAATATTTTTTTCATAATCAAATACTGAATATGCGGCATCTTTACCAAACACAGTAAAAGTAGTGCAAGTAATATAATTACAACGAATTATTAAAGGGTCTTGTGATTCTATACTTGCTGGTTGGGGATATACACCACCTCCTTGAAAATGACTATATGTCCCAGTATGTTGTTCTAAATATGTAAAAATATCAGTAACTCTTTTATTAAAAGTTTCTTTATCTTGTAAGCGAAACGCATCATCTTCAAAAACAATACATAATTGTTTAAACTCTGGATCAGTTTCCATATGTTTTCTCATAATATCAGCATATGTTTTGCCAACTTCAGCCCATCCTCTTCCATTTGTGGATTTCTGGCAAGGCCATCTTATAACATTTAATACTGTATCTTTGAATTCATTTTGCATATGTGTCCATCTTTCGGGGGCTGTTTCTAAATTTATAACGTAAGCGTCCCACTTACGAGCCATCTACTAGTTTAAAATAAAATTATTTGAGTAGGTAGTATGAGTGAACTTAGTAGTGAAGGTGCTCTATACGAGTTAGTAGCACGAGGGAATAAAGACATTTATTTCCAAGCAGATGCTTTAACATCAGTAAGTCCTTTTCGTAATAACTATAAAAGAGTTCCAGCTTTTGTGCATGAACGAAGAAAAATTCCTCCAATCAATAATACAGATTTTAATAAGATTATAGAGTTTGAATTTGAAGTTGCTGGGGATATTTTTACTCATCCGACATTATTAATAGAACTTCCTACGTGGTATCCGAATCAATCATATGGATCTAAAAATATAGAATATAACAAAAGTGTTGTAACAGATTTGAGTGGAAATTCCTATGGATATACAAAAGGAATTGGGTATTTTCTTTTTGAACAAATACAAGTATATCAAGATCAAATTATGATTCAAGAATTCAGTGGTGAGGCGTTATATGCTACAAGATTTACAAGAGGTTCTATTAATTCATCTATCTTAGAAAATACTTTAATTGGATATCATGATGGCTCAGTATTATCAATCAGTCGCAACGGAAAACCAAATATTTTAAGACTTGAACTTCCGTTAATAGGATGTCAGCATATAAATGATGGAGGATTTCCATCATTTGCGGTTCGTTCGCAGAATATCCGTTTACGTTGTAAATTACGTAATTTAGATGATTTAGTAGAATCAAGTGATGGACAAATAAAACCACAACCATGGGGAAGAACCGATATGCAAGTTCAAGTAAATGCTACAACATATATACCTATAAATACTATTGATAGGTATAATATAGGACAGCCAAATATATATTTGGAAACAAGACATATATATGTAGATCCAGATACTCAAAAGGAATTAGTAGGCACATCTATTGAATATCCATTTTCAAGATTATATGAGAATATATTTTATTATAATGATAAAGATTATGCTCCACTTATTCGTGGAGCAACCGCTTCAACAACACGAAGAATTGATGCTGTTCATCCAGCATCAAGAATAGTATTTTTCTTAAGACAAAAATCAGATATATTAGCAAATAGATTATGGAAGATACAATCTGATACATTAGACGGACAGTATTATAATAATGCTTCATTATTAATTGCTTCAAGAGATAGAGAAATATTATTACCTCCGTTAGTATGGAATATATTGACACAACATGCTAAAGAAGATAGATATGGAGGTATTGGGTTATCGGTGATGAATTGGGATTTAGGAGAACAGCGAGGGAAAATTATTCCATATGCGCATCAACCAGAAGGAAGTGTAAATTTTTCAACAGCAGATAGACCAACATTATATTTGGAACTAGAGCAGATTGCTGGAACAAATAAAAATACTGAACTGCGACTTATAGTTGATACATGGGCATCTTATACAACAGAAGATAGAAGAGGTGCTTTGACATATGCTAATTAGATATGGTGGTCACATCTATGACCACTATAAGTATTTTTATCCTCTAGTGCGTCTTCTTTATTTTTTTTAATAGTAGTTAATTTATTATGTAATTCTAAATAATACTCATGTAATTCATTTCTAAATTCTTCAGCACCAACCGCAAAGAAATCATAATATTTACCGTCTGTATGTTTATGCCACATATCAAAGATATTATATAATACTTCAATTTTTATCTCTAGAGCCTTAGTTTCATCCATTTTATAATAATAAAATCTACGATTTTTTTAAATTAATTTTTTAAAAAAATTGAGTTATTTATAGTAGAATGGATTGTATTATTAAAATGCCTTTATTGCCCTCTAGTCCTATTTCAATTGCGTCTAGTGATACTGAAGATATGGTAGATGTAGATAATTTGATTAAATATGTAAATGATTTTATTGATAATCAAGAAGATTATTATTATTCAATTAAATCATATTGTATTGGAAATAATGTAGAATTATATATTCAATATAATGATTCTGTTGTTTCGGCGGGATATCTTGACATTGATAATAAAGTTCATGAGTTTATGCGTAATACAGAAAGAGTGTATAAGATTCATGAAAATATTTGGAAATGGGTAAATGATTATAATGGAGAAGTAGTAATTGGTAAAAAACTAATTGATAGTATATATATTGGTGATAATTATGTTTCTCTATGGAGAGTGTTAGATGATGCGTATGAAGAGGATAATTTAGAAAATGTAGAACCTCTTACTACACATAATAACATGTCTATAATTGTATTACTGGGAATTTGGCTTGTATTTTCATTGCTTCTACTACTTGTAATATTTCTAGGTCTTATGAAATATATTTAAAAAATTGATTTAAACCTTAATTATTTTTTTATTATTATAAAAATGTCTTCGTCATTAAAGGATGATCTTGCTGTATTGATTGGAAAATATGGAATGAGAGATATCCATGAAGCACTTATGAATCGTATCTCAGTAGAGTATAATTATATTAAAAAAATTATGGAACCAAAGGAACCAAAGGAACCAAAGGAACCAAAGGAACCAAAGGAGCCAAAGGAGCCAAAGGAGCCAAAGGAGCCAAAGGAGCCAAAGGAATCTAAGGAGCCAAAGGAGCCAAAGGAATCTAAGGAACCAAAGGAACCAAAGGAACCAAAGGAGCCAAATATAGTAGAAGTTAATAATATAGAAGAATCTGTAGGAAAAGAAAAGAAGTTTAAAGATTCAAAGGAGCAAAAATTATGGCAGAGGGAAATGGAAGAAAAGAAACGAAAAGAAAATGTAGCAAAAGGGATTAATCCAAAGGATCTTCTTACAAAGGAAAATCTTAAACAATGGATTGAAGAAGAAGGTCGCACATATTGTTATATTGCTCGTGAATATACTGGATGTAAGGATTCAGAAGTATCAAACGCAGCAAAGCTATATGATATTGTAAACACACGTAAGAATGTTATGATTACAACAAAGAAATCTTAGGTAGCATCTATAATAATATGATTTTCTGTAATAACATTTTTTCTTCGGTATTGTTTTTTCTTAGGAGGTGGTTGTTCCTCAGAAGATTCTATAGTGTTAGTATCGGTGAGATTTTGAAATAATGTTTGAAATATTGATGTGATTGAATATTTTAAAGCATCTAGATGGCCTTTAATAGAATTATTATTCTTTTGAATAGAATCAATAATAAATTTTGTATGATTATTTAATTCTTTAGCAATATTTGCTATATTATTAATTTGTGTTTGTAAAAGTGGTTTAATAGAATCTACTTTTGTTTGTAGATTAGAATCAGTTTCAATACTACTACATTTAGAATTTAATAATATAGCAATATCAATTAGTGAATCTAATATAGAAAATAGAGTGCTAGGATCATAATTATTAAACTGTTGAATATAAATAAGGAGTTGATTTGATGAAGAAAATTCTGTGTAAAAGAATTCTTGTTTTCCACCAACGATATTTGTATTTAATGAAATGAAAATCCCTAATGGACAGACACTATGAACTTCCATATCACGTTTAAATTTATCAATTTCTTTTTTAGGAATATTATAACTATAATTTTTAATTTCAAATAATGTTTTACATCCACGAATTTCTCCAAATCTATCACAACTTTGAGGAGTTTTAGAAGTATCTTCAATAGTCCATGATGTAAAATTTTCTACTAAAGTATCAAAACTCTGTTCACCAGATTTTCCTTTATTAATTGATACATTTTGAGTGATCGCATTTTTAGTATATTGTTCTAGCGAGGATTGTAATTTATATATTTGTTCTTTATAAATATTTTCTAGACGAATATGTTGAGATTCAAAAGATTGTTTTTGTTGTTGTAGAGCATTATTCAAAGATTTATCAAAATTTTCTTGTGTTCCTTGTTGAAGATTAAGAAAGTTTTGATTTAATACTTGATAGGATTTATTGGATTGTTCTAAATGTGTTTGTAGTTGTTGAAGTTCTTTTTGTAGTTTAGTTATTTCACGATTTTTTGTTTCTTCATATTGATTTCTAAGTTGTTCTAATTGTTGGTTCTTTTTTGTATCCATTTCATGAATTTTTTTATGTAGTATATCTTGAAATTCATGAGAAGTTGCAGATTCACGAAGCGATTTTAGAGCTTCTGAAGCAAGATCTAAAATAGTTTCAAATTCTTGAATGCTACATGTCTGTAAAATAGTTGGAATAACTGCTGTATGTTTCCAACTTGTTATATAATAATCTTGTTCTTTTATTTGTGTTACTAAAGCCATTTTCTATATATTATATGTGTTGTATTTTTAGGCTTTTATATATTCTTTATATAGATGGCAAATAATTCAATAAGTATATTTAAATTCTTAAAAAAATATGATAGGTTAAATCGTAAAATAAATTTTACAAAAGAAATAAAAGGCTTTGTTGATAGTATTGGCGGTGATATTAATGAGAAAAATGCTAGAGGACTTACGGCTTTAATGGAAGAATCAAAGAATGTTAATTTTAACATAGTGCATGCATTATTAAAAAATAATGCAAATCCAAATTTACAAGATGATTCTGGAAAAACTGCTTTAATATATGCTTCCATAAATGGTCAATCTGACAATGTTGAAGAATTACTAGATAATTATGCCGATATTAATATACCAGATAATAATGGAATCACCGCTCTAATGTATGCATGCTCTATGACGACACGTCCATATTTAAAATATGCGGAAACTGTATTTAATCTTATACATGATCCAGATCTTCATATTAATGCCACAGATCGTCAAGGGATGACTGCTTTACATTATTGTGTTAAAGCAGAAAACAATGATATAACTAAAGTAAAAATTTTAGAAATGCTTTTAGAAAAAAAAGCAGATCCATCTATTGATGATAAAAATCATTATGAAAGTCCATTATTTAGTGCTATAAAAAATAATAATGAACAAATAATAAAATTATTATTATTATCTGGTAAAATAGATATAAATTATCAAAATAATTATGGTGTATCTGCTTTACATCAAGCATCTTTAGAAAAAGTAAGTATACTAAAATTAATTTTAGCAAAGAACCCTACTGTAGATATAAGAGATGTATATGGTGAGACACCATTACAGTATATATATGATCCGATATTAGATACTGATGAAAAATTTAAATTGAATCTAAATGCTTTACTTGGGGCTGGTGCTGATATTAATTCTCAAAATGACAAAGGTATGACATTATTAATGAAATCATCTGATGGGGATTATATCAATAGAGTAAAAATTTTATTAACATATCCGCAAATAAATATAAATCTTAAAAATGATAAAGGGGAAACTGCGTATGATATCGCTATAAAAAATGGTAATACAGATATAGCAAATTTATTAAAACCTAAGAGTTCTAAGAAATGGAAAGGTTCTTCTAAAGCGGATATTGAAAAGTATGATGCTTTTTTTGAGGCTCCTACAGAATGGACTACTTGTCCAATCTGTTTAGATTTTGTGGAAAGATCTGATGGATGTATGTTTATTATGGGACATAATTGTGCTAAAACGGGTCATCATTATAATAAAGAATTATATGAGAAATATGCTTTTGAACGTTATGAAGATCATTTTGAAGTAGAATGGTGTACAATTTGTGGAAGAGTTACAGAACATCACAAACATTTTAAATTAGTATCTGCTTCTGCTGATAGAGCACCACTATCAAAGATTGCTTCAAATATTGAAGAACGAATAAATGCTGGTGATAATCAAGTGTTTTTTGATACTGAAAATTGTAAAAAGTTTGGAGGTGGAGGAATAGAAGAAAAAGTAGCAAGATTTAGACGGTTGCGAGAATATGCTTTAGAGTTACAAGATGATATTGATACCAAGTTAGAAGAGGATGCGTTAGATGAATTAATTGAAGAAGTATGGAATGCTCCATTAAGAAGAGAACCAAAAAAGATTAAAAAGATTCTTGAAGAAAAGAAGTTTAATATCTCTTCATCAAACTTTCCAAATATAAGACCAAATATTACAAGAAATAATAATACAAACTATCAAAATATTCCTATGATAGGATTAAGACCAACTATAGTATATATTGGCACATGTATAATTGGTTTAGAAGATGCTGGTGATGCTGAAAATCCTTTATATTTATTCCATCATGATTTGCGAGGTGGAAAAGATCATAAAGATCTTCTTATTTGTAAAAATGATTTAGAAAATGCTATTATAATGAAAAATAAAGAATTTGGAACTGAACGATTTGGAAAATGTTGGGAACCAACTTGTAATGCTATATTATATCCTGGAGAAATAGAGGGACTTATTCCTGACGCCTTATATCAAGATTATAGAAAGAAATTTAATAAGAAAATGGCTAATAATGCTAATAATGCAATTGGAGGTAAGAGAAATAGTAAAACAAGAAAAAATCGTAAACAAAGACAGAAAGGTGGAGATATAGATCACGTTTTACATAAATTAGATGTATCTACTGTTACATGTAATAGAGTATTTAAGAAATAGTAATTTTATTTATCATCCCATTTAATATAGCATTTACTCCTTGAATACTAGCATCATTTTGATTATAACATCTATCAATTTTGGAATATTTACGATTCATTTGTTTTATTATTTCAGGCTTCACTAAATGTGTAATATCAAAGGATTGATTCATGTAGTCACCAAACATTTTAATAGATGTTATTTCATCTCTTAATAATCCAAAACTAAATAATAAAGCAAATCCATCATTTACAGGGCCATCATTTATAATTGTACACCATTGAAGATTTGTAAATATAGGAGTATTAATAGTATACACGATTTTACCAACTATACTTACATCTTTTGTATTATAAGCAGACCAAATATTATATGGTAAATCGTGTTTTATTATAGTAATACTTTCTGTTAAATCAAGTTGTGATAATAAACCATCTTCAACTTTTCTAATTTTTGAAAATGTTTTTCCCATTAAAATATAATAAATAATAAAAATTGATTTTTAAACCACATATATATTATTATAAAATGCTATTTCCTTTTCTACCAGAAGTTATTGAAAATCATATTATAGAATATGCTTCAAATCATCGTGATAAATTTACTCAAGTTCTTAGAGATCTTCTAATGGCAACACATTGCCATGGATGCGGAGATAAATGTCAAGTTTCTCTAATTGGATATAGTAATAGATTTTGTGAAAAAAGATGTTGGTATAGATGGGAGGCCACACGATATATTCAAAATGTTATAGAAGACCCAGATATGGATGAATTTCCACCAATTGATAAAGAAAAAACTCTCTGTCATTTTGGTTCATATGATTGTGAGTGTAATGTTACATTAGCAAATACTAATTATTTTAATAGAATTTGGGCAAATAGTCGCTCTCCTACAAATATATGTTGGCCTATGGGAGATTATATGAGGCATTGTTATAATGAATGTATTAAAAATAGAAATTGTATTGATGTTGGTCGTTAGACTGTGTCATCTTGTAATTCTTCTGGTAAGATTATAATACATTCTTCTGTATCCTCTTTATTACTGAAAGGACTATCATACCCAAAAATTACATAACCTGAAATGGTTAAACCTTGTTAGAGTATGGGATTTTGTCCCATTTTAAATCTTCAAGAATTAAAGAACTACTATCATAATATATTAGTGAAATGGAGGAAGCAGTTTATATTATCTTCCGTGAATGTGGTCAATATACTTCATATAACAAATATGCTGTTCAAGTTTTAAAAAATAGAGAAGATGCTTTAAAAGAATTAGAAAAATATAAATTAAAACTTGAACAATATAAAGGTTATGATGAATCATATTTTATTGAGAAATTTATTATAGGAACTAATTATGATTATGATATTTCATATCCGAATAGAATAGAATAAAATTGATTTAAATCACCGCTATCATATTATATCAGTCATAATGAATTCTAATACTCTTCAAATTAATGAAACATATCCTTGGCTAGAATGGGGGTTGAAAGAACCAACAAGTAAATCAATTGTGAGTGAATTTCCAAAATCTGAATCTAAGAATCTTGTATATTTAAAAACACCAGATGAACAATATCATGCTGTCTATGATAAAACAAGTGTATATATGGATGTATTTGAAAGAACTCCTAATGATAAGAAATATGCTCATTGGAAATATGATACAGTAACACATCTATTTACATTGCGACGAGATGATTATTGTAATGATAAGTTTTATCCAGTATTCTATAAGGTTAATGACACATGGCGATTAATCTTTAACAGAAGAAATAAAGGTATGAGTGTATATGAATTACCGAGTGGTAATGAACTATTTAAACACATCAATCCATCAGAATTTCTTGGACATTTAGTTGAATTGGAAGTTCCTGACTATAAGGGAAGATTTTACTTTGCATTTTCATGGATTTGGGGTAGGCATGAAACTCCTTGTATTATTGATATGGAATCAGTAGCAACTGAAGGTAATTGTGGGAAATTAGTTGTAATACATAAATATTATAATTATATGTATTGTAATGATGACTTTAATGAAAATGAATTGCAAAAATTCTTTGTATCAAAGATTGAAATGAATGAAAAAAGTGTTAATATAACATTTGAATTAAAAGAAGGTTATAGTATTGATTTAACTGATTATGATAGTGATTAAGTAAAAAAATTGATTCAAAAAATAACTATTTTTTTAGTATTAAAATGGCTCTTAATCCTCTTGAAAATGCTCTAAAATATTTTGGTGGAATCGTTACTTTTCCTATTGCTCCATTGTTCGCATTATCTGTAAATCAAAATTATTGTTGTGTTATTAAACGATTTGGTAAAGTAGATCGTGTTATTGATTCTGGACTTAGTTGGGCTCCTCCGTTTTGCGAAGATATACTAGTATTTATTGGAACATCAACACATAAGTTTTCAGGTCTCCATCTAATTGAAAAGAATGGCTCACCAATTATAGTATCTGCTATTCTAAATTATCATATCTCTAATCCTGCCAAGTATGTTGTAGCAGCAGATGCCAAGACCGAAGTTGTAATGAATATGGTAGAAGGTGCTATTCGTGATGGGTGTAAATCAGTAGCACTAATTTCAGATACAGAGAATGATTTGCGAAAGCATTCTGATGTAATTGGTGATGAGATTAAAACAAAAGTTCAAGAACGAGTTCAGAAATATGGAATTAGTATTGATTCTATTAAGATTACTGAAGCGAACTATGCTCCAGAGATTATTCAGCAGATGTTGATGAAACAACAAGCCCAAGCATATATTCAAGCACGTACTCAAGTGGTAGAAGGAGCAGTAGGAATTATTGAAGAAACTATTAAGAAGTTGCCAAATCTTTCAAAGTTCGCTCAAGAAAAAGTTGTTATAAATCTGCTAACAACTCTAACATCAAATAATTCTGTTCAGCCAGTTGTTCAACTACAGTGATCAGTAGTTTAATATAACAATAGATTCATATAAAGATACAAATGTGAATCTATTTGAAAAACTTAAGGCTAAGAGAGTATAAATATAATAGAACAGAATATGACGATGTGCTAATAAGTCAAGAAAAGATTATATGAGACCATTAACACAGTTGATTATATTTAAAAAATTGATTCACGATTAACAATTTTTTTATTATCAAAAATGCCATCTAAGTGGTTTCAATACATTCTGGATAATCCGACTAAACCATGGGATTATAATTTATTATCAGAAAATCAAAATATAACATGGGAAATCGTTCAAGCAAATCCAACTAAA